GGAATACATGATAGTCCATGTCATGTATGGATTAACAACTTAGTGAACGAAGGGCATAATAAATTAAAAGAAATTCCACGCATACAAAACATAGTTAGATTAAACTTTGAAAAAGATGGTAAGAGAGCAGAACGTATGCCAGATTGGGTTAAGAAAAAAGCTTGGCTATGGAACAAAGAAGAATACAACTTAATGATACAAATATATAACTATCCAAGACCAACTACTGGTTTCGTTTCAATCTATTGGTTACTTAATTACTGTAATTGCAAAGTAACTATTACAGCATTTGATTTCTTTAAAACTAAGAATAGATATACAATGGAAGATACAAACCATATTGGAACACCAAAAGGTTATAACCATGATGTTGAATTGGAAGAAGAAGTTATTACTAAACTTATTCAAAGAGGAATTATAAATGCCATTTAGTAAACCACAACTAGACGTATATACTTGTCCAAATAGATTTAGAGTTTTAATTACTGGTAGAAGATTCGGTAAGACTCACTTAGCCATGTATGAACTATTAAGATTTGCAAGTCGCAAACCTAACTCAAAGATATTCTATGTAGCACCTACTTACAGAATGAGTAAGGAGATTATGTGGAAACAATTAAAGAAAATAGTTACAGAAAAGAAGTGGATTAAATATGCACACGAAACAGAACTATCTTTAGTATTAAGGAATGGTTCACAGATAAGTTTAAAAGGTGCAGATAAGTCTCCTGATAATTTAAGAGGAGTAGGATTAGATTTTCTATTGCTTGATGAATATGCAGATGTCCCACAAGAAGCTTGGACAGAAGTATTGCGACCAACAATCTCAGATAAGCACGTTACTGGTAATGTATTATTTATAGGAACACCTAGAGGATTTGGTAACTGGTCTTATGAGATATATCAAAAGGGATTAGGTGATGACCCTGAGTGGAAGTCATTTAAGTTTACAACATTAGATGGTGGTCAAGTGGACAAAGACGAGATTGAACAAGCCATGAAAGATTTAGACGAGAGAACATTTAGACAAGAATATTTAGCATCATTTGAAACCTACTCAGGAGTTGTTTACTATAACTTTGATCGCCAATTAAATGTGCAAGAATGTAAGTACGACCCTAAACTTATGATTCATATTGGAATAGATTTTAACATTGACCCACTATCAGCTTGTCTATTCCATATTAAGAACGGAGTTAGTTATTTCTTTGATGAGATAGTTATTTACAGTTCTAATACTGATGAGTTAGTTGATGAATTATTATCTAGGTATGACAAGACAAAGATAATAGCTTACCCTGACCCAGCATCAAGACAACGTAAGACATCAGCAGGTGGCAGAACAGATTTAACTATATTGCAAAATGCAGGTTTTAATGTTAAATGTAAATCCACTCATGCTTTAGTTAGAGACAGAGTCAATGCTGTAAACAGTAAACTAAAGTCATTTGATGGTAAGAGAAGTATTTTCATTAATCCTTCTTGTAAAACTTTAATAAATTCTTTGATGAAACAAGTGTATAAAGAAGGAACAAATCAACCTGAGAAAAATAATGGTTACGATCACATGACTGACGCACTTGGTTACGCAATAGAATATTTATTTCCAATCACTTCAAATCTACCTAAATCACAACCTAAAAGATTTTCATAATGGCATATACAAGACAAGAAATAGAACAGCAACATTCACAATACAAAGGTATGATGCCAAGATGGGAATATTACATCAGATCATATTTAGGTGGCAAAGAATACCAAGATGGAAAGTTCCTACAAAATTACCAATTAGAATTAGAATCAGAATATTTTAAAAGACTTAGCTATACTCCATTAGATAACCACGCAAGAAACGTAATAGATATTTATTCATCATTTCTATTTAGAGTATTACCAACTAGAGAACTTGGAACATTATCAGACGACCCATCAGTAGATCAATTTTTAGAAGATTCAGATTACGAAGGCAGAACATTTGATGCTCTAATGAGAGAAGTACAAAACTATGCTTCTGTTTATGGACATTGTTGGATTATCGTGGACAAACCATCAACGAATGTAATGACTCGTGGAGAAGAATTAGAACAAAACATTAGACCATATATAAACGTATATACTCCTGAGAACGTATTAGACTGGAACTATACTAGATCACCAAATGGTTATTACTATTTAGACTATGTAAAAATTAGAGAGTCTATTGAAAGCACTAGAGAAGTTTATAAACTTTGGTACGAGGACAGAATAGATACAGTAGAATTACTTACTGGCAATAGAGATGAACCAAGATTAATAGAATCTTTACCTAATCCTATTGGCAAGATTCCTTGTGTAATTCTTTACAATCAAAGATCACCAATGCGAGGTTTAGGAGTTTCTGATTTAACTGACATAGCTGATTTACAAAAATCTATTTACAATGAACTATCTGAGATTGAACAAATTATTAGAATATCAAATCACCCAAGCTTAGTTAAGACAAGAGATACTGAAGCTGTCGGTGGTGCAGGAAGTATAATTGAAATACCTGATAACTTAGATGCAAACTTAAAACCTTATATCTTACAACCAAGTGGAAGTAATTTAGATGGAGTATTAAAATCTATTGCACACAAAGTAGAAGCAATAAATAGAATCTCTCATGTTGGGGCTATAAGAGCAACTGGTGAAAGAGTACAATCTGGTATTGCACTTAGAACTGAATTCCAATTATTAAATGCAAGACTAGCATCTAAAGCAAAGTTAATGGAATTAGCAGAAGAACAAATTTGGAGACTATTTGCTTTATGGCAAGAAACAGTATTTGATGGAACAATAGAATATCCAGTTACATTTGATATTAGAGATTGGGCAACTGATTTAGAATTATTACAATCTGCAAAAGCTTCTAATATTAAATCAAGTACATTTACAAAAGAACTAGATAAACAAATTGCAAGAACAGTAATTGAAGATGATGAAATGCTTACAACAATAGATCAAGAAATAGATGGGAATACAGTAGCACTAGGAGACTTCCCACAACAACCTATAACATTACCAACAGTTTAATGTGGCACAAGATTTATTACAGCAACTTCAAAGCATAAGAGAAAAAGCAGTAGATTCTTTACAAGCACAACATCAAAAATTATTAAACGATACTCTTAGAACATTAGAGCAAAGAGTTATTCAACAAGTATCAGAACTTCCTATTAAAGATGGTGCTTTATTTAGCACAAGACTTGCCATTGAGATAAGACCAAAACTACAACAAGCAATAGAAGAACTTTACTTAGCTAAAGTACAAACATTAATAAATGATTATGATAAGATTGCAGGAACGATTGTATCTACTTATGGTAAGCTTCCTATTCCTATTGAGTTTAAATCTATTACTGAAGCCGATCTAGTTACCATTCAACAATTAAAGAAGATTGCATTTAGTCAATTCCAAAATCTTGCAACAGAATTTACAAACACATTAGCACAAGAAGTTTATCAATCTACATTAGTAGGTAAACCTTTTGCAGAAGTAGTAGATACTATTAGAAATAAGATTAATGGAATCTATCAACAAGCAGATACAGTTAAGCAACAAGAACTTGTGGACTTTATTCAGAAACAAAAGATAGCAGGTAAAACAAATACAGAAGATTTTAAAACAGCAGTAGATGAACTTAAACAAACTTATGGTTCTACTGTAACTGGAGATAACTTATCAGCTTACTCAGGACAAATAGTTCAAGATGCTTTAATGGGATTTGATGGACAGTTTGCAAAGTTTAGAGCAGATGAATTAGGATTAACTTCTTTTATTTATTATGGTTCTATTATTAGAGATAGTAGAGATTTTTGTGTTGAACACGCAAACAAAGTATTTACTGAAGAAGAAGCAAGAGCATTATGGCAAAGTGATTGGCAAGGAAAATCTGGTAGCGACCCATTCTTAGATAGAGGTGGATATAATTGCAGACATCATTGGCAACCAACAAGCACAGATTGGGGTACTGTAAATGAAGATGGTACTTTTGAATACACACTAGAATAGAACATTTTAGCAACATACTGTTGCATTTTTACAATTATCTTGATAATTGATAACAATAACAATATAGAAGGAGAACAAACAATGAACGACCAAGTAAAAGTAGAGTCGGTTGAGAAAACAGTATCTCAGAACAATACTGGAGTAAATGAAGTTTCAGAATCAACTGAGAATAAAGTTTTTACTGCCGAGCAGTTAGAAAATATAGTTCAAAGAAGATTAGACAGATATAAAAAATCTGTATCAAATAAACTTGATGGCATAGACATTGAAGAAGCTAAAAAGTTAATTGAAGAAAAGAAACTTAAAGAACTAGAAATCGCAAAACAACGTGGCGAGTTTGATAAAGTTCTGAAGGAGACAGTATCAAAAAAGGATTCAAAAATTCAATCGTTGGAGACTGAATTAAAAAGGATTCGTATAGACGAAACTTTAGTCAATGTAGCTAGTGGAATGAAAGCTGTTAAACCAGCAGAAGTTAAACAACTACTAAGATCAAATGTTAGACTTAACGAGCAAGGTTCTGTTGAAGTTATAAACGAAGATGGAACTCCAAGATATTCAGATAGAGGTGAACCAATGTCAGTAAATGATTTGGTAGCCGAATATTTAAAAAACAACCCACATCATGTTTCTTCATCACCAAGTGGTGCAGGAAGCAGAAGTCAAGTTGGTGGTGCTTCTCCTAAGCAATTAAAAATCGGTGATCTTGATTTAAGTAATCCAACTGACAGAAAAATTTATTCTGACATGAGGAAACAAAGAACTCAGGGTAATTTTAAAATGAAACTAACAACTAACAACAACTAAAATAAAAACATGGCAAACGAAACAACAAGTTCAACATTAAGTGAACTTTTTACAAATATAACACAAGAAGCTATCTTTACATTTCAAGAAACATCTGTAATGAGACCTCTTGTAACAACATACCCAATAGTTGGTTCAGGAAAAACAGTAG